GTGATTTATTTTATTATTTATTTTATTTCCTATTTTATCTATTAATTCTAAAGCTGCGTCTATTGCAATACTAGTCATAAAATATTTTTTAAAGTTGAAATTGGTTTTCTAAGCGAAATTTATTTTACCGTTTTTCAAATTTTCAATTGGGGATCATGTCACTATTGTGAGCAAATTCCTAAATCTACTTTACACATTGTGTCTACTAAATCATTAATCTTTACGCTTGAAATAATTTGTCCTTTAACAGGTTCGAAAGCAAGTTCGATACTTTCTGTCAAATTAATTAAATCTAATCCGTAACGTTTTTCACATTGTGTATTCATTCTATCCATATCTATTTCAAATTTTACATCATTACAATAATATTTCTCTTTTATTTGTTTTAATTCTATATCACTATAACTCAACATATATTTATTAAAAGCACAATCTTCAATAAAATCAAAGTATGGTTTGAAGTAAGGTATTTCTGCCAAAGGCATTTGTCCTTTTAATACTTCTAACATGTGTTTTTCTGGTGATGTTTTACCCATTTCTTTTGTTGTATATCCAATCTTGCTTAACCATCTGCCTGGTTTTGGTGCCATTACGTACTTGCCGCAATTATTGTTTTGTTTTATTGGATAAAAAGTTCCTGAGCAATATTCAATTTCGTATATGCTGTCTTTTGTTTTAAATTTTGGATCTAATCCGAATTTGCGAAGATTTTGTATGAATTCCTCCCCATCAAAATCCTCCATGATTTTTTGTTTTACCACCATGGCATTATCGTCTCCCAAAGCTGTGATTGCAAATTCCTCTTTTAATTTGTAACCTAACTTTTCCATTGAATAAATATGGACTAAAATGTTTAAAATTGAATTTCCTATTGAAGTATTTGGATCACCAGATTTTCTGTTTCCCACTAATGTGAGCATGTCTCCAAATTTTGAAAATACATTCACCTCTTTTTGCATATTTAAATGTTTGCCTATGTATTTTCTATGTTCAATTGGTATGAATAAATCATAAATATCAAATTCTAATTGTAACATTTCTTTGTCTAAAGTTTTTTCCCATCTA